TATGGGAGCACGCGATCCAGACGCACGTCGTCCCAGAACGATGAGGCGTACTGCCGCCAGATCCAGTGAGAGAAGCGGTTCTCGGTTTGCTTGCCCTTCCAGTTTTTGTAGGGCAGGAGGTCGGCCGGCATCTGGCGCTCGCCTGCGTACTCGGTGAGCCCGGTCGGATGCGCGATAGGGACCGGGTTCTCGCCCTTGCGGCTAAACACGAGCAGGTAGTCCGCGCTCGCCACTGTGCAACGCGAGGAGTCGTCCACGATGCTCTTGTGGGCGAGCGCCTTCGTCATCGTCCGGTTCCGAACCGTGAGCGGTTCTTTCCACACGTGGTAGCGCGCCACGTAGTGGAAGCCGAGCGCCTCGTGCATCCGGATGATGTCGCCAGGGAAGTCAGACAGGCTGTCGCCGCGCCCGGTGTTGCTCCGAGGAATGTCCATGCAGTGAACCGCCGTCATCCGCCCCGGCATCGTGAGCCGGAACAACTCACGGACGACAAACTCGTAGTGTTTGAAGAACTCGGTGTAGTCCCGGCTGTTCGACAGGTCGCGCTCGCTGCTGCTGTAGTGGTACAGGCCAGCGAACGGCGGTGAGTAGACCGACAAGTGAACGCTTCCTTCGCGGAGCGCCGCCATCACTTCCATGCAGTCTCCGTTGTAGATCGCGTACTTGTCCGTGATGACCTGATCCGCTACAGCCACGCCGGCACCCCCACCTGTTTCTCGTAGCGCGCGCCTCGGTCTAGCCGCATCGCATCGTTCATGTGCGCGACCAACTCCGAGAACATCCGGTCGGCCGCTTCGCTCTTCCGGCGCAGGTTGTCCTTGACGCCGCGCTCGCCCTCAGTCGCCACGAGGTCTACCGTCACGGGCCGCGTCTGTCCGAAGCGCCAGCACCGGCGCACCGCCTGGTAGTACTGCTCGTAGCTGTGCGAGGCGAAGGTCACGACGTGGGCGCAGTGCTGCCAGTTGAGACCCCAAGCTCCGATCTTCGGTTTGATGACGAGCACGCGGAGCTGCCCCGAAGCGAACGCCTCGTAGGCTTCTTCCTTCTTCTCGTCGGAATCGGCGCCGCTCACCTCCCGGCCATCCTTGATGAGAGTGGCGAGCCGCTCGCCCTCGGCGTTGAGGTGGCACCAGACGACGGCCGGTTGCTTCGTGTCGGCCACGAGAGCCGCAGCCATCTCACAACGTTCGCTCAGCGTGCGACGCCGCTCCTCGCGCTCCTCCCACATGTTCGAAGCCGGGAGAGCAAACAGCATCCCCGGCGCGGCCGTGCGCGTCTCGACGACGTGCTCGCGCTCGGTCAGTTTCGGGAGGGCGAAACCGGAGTCGTCAAACCCGAGGTCGCTCGGCTTGCGGCAGGCGCGAGCCCACGAGCACACCCATTTCCAGAACGCCTGCTCGGCGTGACCCTTGAAACGCCACTTTACCGGACCACCGGCGGTGGTCCGGTAGGCTGCCTTCATGGCGGTGTTGTTCTGGTCGTTCCGGAAGAACCGCCCGAGCATGTCCATCTGGCCCATCTCGCCCAAGGCCTCGCTCGCCGTTCCGAGCTCGATGTAGTCGTTCGGCGCCGCCGTCGCAGTACAGAGCAGCCGATACGGCACCGTCCGCATGAACTCCGTCACCTCGGCGCGCCGCTTCCCGTCAAATGCCTTGATGGCGCTCGACTCGTCGCACACCACGCCGCCGAAGTCATCCGGGTTGAAGTGGTGGAGCTTCTCGTAGTTCGTGACGACCGTGTGTGCCCCGGGCTCTAGCGTGCCAGACGAGCGACGGCACTCGATTCCGAACTTGTCCGCCTCGCGTACCGTCTGCTGCGCAACCGCAAGCGGCGTCAGGATCAGCACAGAGCGGTTCGTCTGCCTCACCACGTTCTCGGCCCAGACGAGTTGCATGGGGGTCTTGCCGAGCCCGCAGTCCGCGAACAGGGCGCCGCGGCCCTGGCGGATGACCCACTCGAACATCGCCAGCTGAAACGGGAACAGGAAGTCGGGGACCCACAGCGGCTCGAATCCGTGGCCGTCGCCTACCTGAGACTTGCCCGCGAGGAACTCCGCGTAGGCGCTCATGCGCGCCACTCCAGCCGGTAGCACTCGCACCCGTCCCTCATCGGCTCCACCTCCCGGCACCCCCGGTGTGCCCGCGGCCCCACCCCCACCGCGCGCCCGTCCAGCGCCGCCCGGATCTCGGCCAAGCGCGCGATGTAGCGATTCCCCCCGACCCGGGCCAGCTCGTGGCGGGTGTGCGCCTGGCCGTCCCCGAGCAGCGCCAGGATGTGGCGCGCCGCCCGCTTCAGGGCCTCCCGCTTCCCGGGGTCGTGCGGGGGCACCGCGAGCGGGATCAGCGCCACGACGGGCGGGGCGAAGTCGATGGGGCGCTGCGTCGCCACGGTTCACTCGCCGCCAAGCTTCATAGAGCACATTCAAATCGGCTCCCACGCTCTACGGCGCCAGCACCAGAGGCAGCGTGTCCCGGCCCGGGTGCTGACGAGGTACTCGTGGCGCTTCCGCTTCCGGCCGGTGCTGTCGGTGCACTGATAGGGACCTGGCACCTGGTCGTAGCTGTCAAACATGCTCGAATCCGCGACGGGGCACGGGACGCGGTGGAGGTGGTTCGCGCGCGGGAGTAGGACCACTTCGGCGTGCTGGCCGAGCGTGCTCGAGCTGCTCATGGCTGCGGCCCGCCGTGTTCCTTGAGCCAGGCGTCCGAGACGCGTGCTGCCATCTCGTCCTTGTGCTCGTGCTCGAGCGCGCGACTGACCATGTGCCACGCCGGGAATGCAATGAAGATTCCGGCGAGAATGAGGAGGTCGGTCACGTCTCGGCGCTTGATCGCTTCCCAGGTGAGCCAGCCGAGCCAGAGCGTGAAGGCCGCGCTGGCGGCGACGCTCGCCACGGCGATGAGGCACCCAAGACCGGCATCTTCGTCGTCGTCTTCGTCGATCACTGTGGGCCTCACTTGACGTTCTCCCCACATGTCGGGCAGACGATCCACTTGCCGGGCGCCAGCTTCGGCAGGTACGCCTGGATGGACTCGTGGGCGCAGCCGGGGGCGACGGACGACGGCGTGGCGCTGGGTGCCGCCGGGATCTCGAGGGCGAGCCGGACCTGGCCCGGGACGTGCGTCCAGCCGGCGCCAGTCGCCTTCTCGACCTGAACCTCGAGCGCGGCCTGCGCCTCGGGCTCGGAAGCGAAGCCGGCCACGACGCCGGCCTTCGCCCCGTGCTTCAGCCGGATCCGGAACGGAAGCCGGTGTCCCTTCTCTTCGACGAGGAACAGCCGGAGCTCCTGGCCACCGGCGACGAAGCGACGGGATTCGATGGTGCGCATGAAGCCTCCGTTCTCAAGCGACTTCCTTCCCGCGTGGCGGCGGGACGCTGATTCCTTCCTCGGTCGCGTGATCGATCACAGCCTGAAGGAAGGCCGAAAACTGCTCGACCGTGAGATCCGCGCTCGAGGGCGGCTCGCGCATCGGAGCCTCGCGGCCGAGGTAGCGCGGCACCCAGAGTTCCGGGGGGATATGGCGTTCCTTCAGCCTGAAGTGCAGCTCGGCCTGGTCGGCCCAGCCCCACTCGTCTGCCAGCAGCGGGAGCACCACACCTCGGTAGTAGCCGTGCTGGTCCTGCGTCGGCTTCTCCGCGCCGGCTCGGGTCACCGTCACGTAGATTTCGCGCCCGGACTGGCGCTTGAGGGCCGCTTGGAATGCGCCGACATCGCGGAAGCGCAGCACGCCCCGCTCGTCGACGCGCCCCAAGTGACGGCTCACCTATCCGATCCTCCGGGTGAGACCTTCCTCTAAACCAATTGCGCAGCCCCGGATCTCGCGCACGCCGCCCGTGATCGCCCGTTGCAGGACCTTCTTGAGCGCCTCGATCACGATGGGGTCGCCCCAATATGAGGGCGGGATCGCGTCCATGTCCGTGATGCCCAACAGCACCCATCGGTCGCGGCCCGACACGGTGCCGCTGTCCGTCCGCACCCCGCGCGTCATCTCCCGAGGCGTGTCGAGGAGCGCGACAGCCTGCTCCTTCGAAGCCTGTTCGGCCTCGGCCAGGGCCGCCGCCCGCGACTTCGCATCCTTCGCCGCCTCGGCTTTCGCGAGCGCCTCGGCTTCCTTGCGCGCGGCTTCCTCTTGCCTGCGCCGTTGCTCCTCCTGCTCCCGCGCGATGCGCGCGCGCTTCACCTGGCGATAGGCCAGTAGCAGCCTCTCGAGCGTCCCGCCCTTACCCACGAGCTGGTCGGCCGGGTCCGTGACGACCTTGAACAGCCCGTTGATCGCCTTGACCTGGGCGTTCAGCGGGTCGGTCTGGGTGCGTCGCAGGGCGTCGATCTCGCGTAGGGCGGCGACGCCTCGGGCGAGGAGCTCTGCTGCGATGCCCTCGTCGGCGTCGCTCTCGAGGGGCTTGCGCGAGACCGCCTCGGACACCGCCCCGATCTCGCGCGCCATGAGCTCGAGCTTCGCGAGGCCGCGCTCGTCGAGAAGCTGGATCGCCTCGTCGACGCGATCGGCCGGCAGGTGCTTGGCGAGCGCCGTGACGACTTCGGGGGCGCTCATCTGCCGGCTCCGGGCTCGAACGGATGCTGGCAGCCGTAGCAGTAGTGCGTCTTGCCGGCCTTCGGGAACTTCGACGGCCCGGCCGGCTTGCCGCACACCGGGCAGGGAGCCTTGGGACCGGCCGGGGGGCGCGAAACCTGCGCGCGGCGCGGCGGTTCGACGCCGTGGCGTGCGTAGACCTCCTCCGGATCGGGCTCCCGCTCCGCTCCCTCTTCGTCGGGGTCCTGCGGCGGGGGGGCCTCCTGGCGCAGGACCCCGACGA